AAGGAGTGTAAGGAGTTAAAGGAGTGTAAGGAGTCTTTCGATAAATCTATCGTCGTCGAAAAAATAAAATCCCTCGATATCAAAAGTTTCGATAGTTCGACGAAGTTCTTAATCTATGCTATTATAGAAAATAAATAATTTCTATTATTATAGTATAAGTATATAGAATAATATGAAAGAGACGGACAACACTTTATCTTTTTATAGCAGTGGGTTCATACAAATCATCTTTGTATTGCTACTTCTAATCATTTGGAGTTATATTTACAAGTTAGAAAACGTCGGGTGTGCTTGTTCCGACCACAGCAACAAGGAGTTCATAAAGACCTTCACGATGATTGCCTTAGCATATTTCGCGATAACCGCGTTCATCGACGTTAAAAGTATCGCAAAGAGTATGGGTATCGGCATCGTTCAATTACTCGCGTTCGGTTCGTTCATATTCTTCTTAACCTTCGTCGTATATATCTATTACGCGTTTGATTATGTGCGTTATTTAATGAACGAGAAGTGCAAGTGTTCCGAAGACTTGCGTCGCGATATTATCGCCATCGGCACAATGATTTCCCTGTTCTTATTTATGGTATTACTATTCACCGTCATCATCATCCCGATATTGATAAGCACCCTCACCAATCTATTCGTCAAGATACAGGTATTCGAAAGCGAAGTTGAGGAAGTCATCAAGAACCCCGTGAAATCACTTCGCAATAGCCCCGGGCGTATCCTTAATTCCACCAAGGATATCGGCTCATTCGTCAAGACTACCGCTACTAAACTGACGAAGGCTAAGAAGCGTTAAGCGGCGTTAAGCAGCGTAAGCAGCGAACACAAGATTAATTCTTTTTATTATTAATATAAAAAATATAAATATATACACAGACACACATCGATATATAATAACGCTCATTCGCTAATCTCGCTATCGTCAATGAAGATTTCAGGGAGGTAAGGAGCGAGTATCTCCTCGACAATTAGTTCGGGTTTGAACTCGTCATACGTCATAAATATCTTTAAGAGTTGCTCGGAGAACCCCGAAATCATCGCCGTTCCCTCCGTTTTACAATTCACAGGAAACGACTCCTTATGACTCGAATTGAGATTCCAGAAGATAAACTTCGGCGCCGTGTAATTCGCCGCCTTAAACATCTTCACAATCGTTTTATACAGGGTTTCTATCGTGTTGTTCTCCTTGCTCTCTGTCGTCGCCTCGTCAAACTGCATATCCGTGTAGATGAATAGTTTCTTCGGCATATCTTCGTCGTTAATATCGTGTTCCTTGCCATATTTAATAATCATCTCGCAACATTTGACAAAGTCCGTGTTATAGCCGAAATCCACTTCGACCAGTGATTTGAAGCACGTATAGAGCGAAGGCTCAATGCCTTTCTCTGTGTATTCCGCGTAATCCGCATCGGGAATAAGAGACACCAACTCGGGATTCGCACTGAATGTAATAAACTTGTTTTTAAACAAGCCCTTACAGCATTGCGACGTGATGATGCCAAGGGCTATTGCGACTTGTGCGGGAATACTGCCATTACTCGCGGAAAACATAGACCCCGATAAATCGATGATTGCCAAAGAGTTCCCGAGAATACCGCATTTCTTGACGTCATCGACAATCGTCTTCCACTGCAACTCAATCGTCTCATTCGCCTCAAACTCGTCTTGCGTATTGCGAAGATTCACATAGTAGTTTGCCAATTCGTGCGGGAGAATACCTGCTACATTAATCTTCGCATCCCCGCTTCTTACCTTCGCCAAGTAATCGCAATATCTATCGCTATCGTGGTTACTAAACGCCTTGTGTAGTCTTCGCGATGCGACACCGGGGACGCCCTCATAATTAATCTTGTCCCACTCATTATTACACATCAGCGTCTCTACAATGTTGATTTTATTACGCAGAGGAACGAGGTATTCCTTCCTATACTTTTCCATCTTCTTCGAATCCTCCTTGTCATACAAGATAGACGCAATCTTCTTCGCAAATTGCTTACGCGTGTCATTCCTGTCATTCTCACTTGGAGCCCATTTCGCACACAGAGATACGCTATTCGTCCGCTTCTTCGAAGCATCCGCTTCCGTAGCGTCCGTCGCTTCCGTAGCGTCCGTCGCTTCGACTGCTTCTGCTTCAACGAGTTCTTGAATTTTCAAGTCCGAAAGGTCTTCGCGTAATTTATCGGCGAATAGCGTCAATTCGTAATTCTTGTGAATCATCCCATCGCCGCTATTCTCATAGCAAATATAGAGCAAATCCTTCCAACGTCCATATTTATTCGCATAGGTTAGGATATTATTCATATAGGTATAGGGCTTGTTGTCGCGTAGCCATAGCATCGCCTGATTCGATACCGTCTTTTCCTTTTTCCCCTTCAATCTGTCGCGTCCGTTGAAAATAATCGCAACCGTCTTCTGCGGGTTAATCGCCCAGCATTTTTCGAGAAACTGATGATTCTGTTCCTTCGTGAGCGTCCGCGTGTACATCATAAAGTAATCGACAATGTGATTTCCACTCGTATCCAAGGCGACCGCTCCGTTCTCGGTGCGAGTAAAAGCAGAGGGAGCAGCAGATGCCATTGTTCGTTCGTTGGTTGGTATTGTAGGTAGTACCCTTAATGTATCAATTTTTATATAAATATAATAAAAATAATGAATCATCAATCAATTACAATAACTTCTTTCTCTTTAACTTTGTCATCAGTTCTTTCTTCTTGTAGGCGACCCGTTTGCCATCGACGACCCTTGAAAGTTTGATTTAATTGGCTTTACAGACTTCCTTGATGTCTTTCAGATTCATTTCGCGATGACGTCCGCCTTCCATTGTTTTAATCATATTTGCGATATTATTTCCTATAACTTTTAATTCATTTAAGTTTTTCGCATTATCTATTTTTGTTATCATAGATAATGTACTAATATTATTTTGTTTAAGTATATTTTTTTAAGTAAGTCCTTAATACTTCTGTATGTTCTTCTTCTACGTAAGTGGCTAACGTTGGAATTATTTTGTTATAGGAAGTAAATAATATTTCGCTCATCTATCTTTCTTCTATATATTATAGAAAAATAAAAAACCATATATTATAGAAATCGAGGTTTCAAAAGTAATGTATGTATTTCGCGATGACGTATAGAATAAATACTTATATTACTTAGAATCCATCAATGATTTATTTTGTATCTATTATATAAATCACAAAATGTTCTATTTGCCTTGGAGGTTTCAGAAGTCGCGAGTTCTACATTGTAAATTGAAAAAGGACACTGCACCGCATTCGCCGCATTCGTCGCTGTCGCTTCATAGCATCCGCGAGTGGGTTATCCATCAATATCCTTCGGTTTCTACATCGACTCACTGGCGGTTCAAAGATTTACCTCCCGATATCAAGGATTCTTTTTACAATATAGCAAAGGACAAAAGGATTATCGAGATGTTCAATGAATATTTTGGGAAAGGGGTGTATATCGACCTACTTCACGATATGAATGAAGTCTATGTATCGCCCCCGTCTGACAATATATTTTATAAGGACTTTGGACGGAGGCATATCGACGGACCATTCTTCTCGATACCCTTCGCATCCTGCTATCGGGTTATTGTGGGGCTTGACGAAAACAAGGATATAATGACCGTATTTCATTTAACCCCAGAATCCCATATCATAAAAACAGGCGATGTCGTGGGTTTCGATTTTCACCGCGAATGCCACTATATATCGCCAATCATCCGAAATGGCGAAGAGTCCGCTAACGCAGCGAAGCATTCGAAATATCGAGTAGTTCTCAAAATACACTATTGCGTATATTCGCGATGGGCTTGTATTTTCGGATATGTGCTAAGCAAACTTTCAATCTTATATAATAAATTATTCAGAGATATCGGAGACATCGGATACCTCCGAGTCCCGCAAAGCAAATGCGTAGCGAAACTGATGCTACTATCCACGCAGGTATATCACGATATCGAGTTTTACATCGGTAATAACAATATACAGTATGTCTCACTATTGCTCTATATCGCATCGAAGACGCATTGGAACGTATTCTTATTTGGCAGTTCGTTCGTCCATTATTTACGTTGGATAGATACCGTGAAACACGATGGAGGTAGCCTAAGCGGTAGCGGGATATTCAGGCGAGACTATTTCTTTTTCAAGTTCCTTTATATGCTAAATTATTTTCATTTGTATCTTACGTATCACACGGATAGCCCAGTTATCTATACGTCCATTATTGTCCCGTCGTTATTCGCGTTGTATGTTTGTTTCGAATACACTGCGTTTATCCCGAAAGGTATCGAGATATACATAACGTGTGCGATGTTAAATCACGCGTCCTTGCTATACACAGAATATATCTATCTATATATCAATCTTTTTTTGAATTACGTCCAGATATCTAATATATAATATAATATCGGGATTATAATAGATATATGCGACAATTCAAGTTAAAGAATGGCATTCGCGTTGTTATCGTTCCACTACACACGCAACTAACCTATATCTCAGTGAATTATTTATTCGGGCGATACAAGGAGAAGAGCCACGAAGCGGGGCTAACGCATTATTGCGAACATCTGTTGGGAAGCCTAACATCGCAAAAATACAAGAGTTCGGCGTTCGTGAGCGAGGAAATCTACAAAAGGGGCGGGGAGTTTAATGCCTACGTATCGGATTATGAGATGAGCATCTATATTCAAGGGATATATGACGACTTGGCGTTTTATATGGATATACTGTCCAATACTATACAGGACTTTTATGCCGAGGATGACGTGAAGATAAAAGAGAAGAACGTGGTGAATCAAGAATACTTGGGGTATATATCCAATAGTAATTATCGGTTCGGTTATAATATGTTCAAATATCTATATCCAAAATATTCGTATATGGCGGACTATCATCAGCAGATGAAAGATATCGCACGATTCGACGACAAGACGATTTCGGCGTATCTCAAAAAACATCTGAATACGGACAACCTCGTCCTGTCTATTTCGTGTCCTTCGCATAAAGTGAAAGAAACGGTAGCGAACGCCAAGAAGTATTTTGGTGTTTTTAAATATAAGAAGACTACGTCCGTCTATCCTGTGATAAAGTATAATAGCACGGGTTTAAAAATCGTAAATATAAAGAATATAAACGTCGATAAGAACACGTCGTTTGTGATTCATCTGTCGAAACGCATTGAATATATGTCGGATGAATATTTAATATTATATTACTATTTACAACGAATCCTGTTTCATTTTGATTCGGGTATATTTTACAAGATACTTCGTAAAAAACTTGGTATCATCTACAATATCGGGCTATACCTCCAAGTGGATTATCATAACCCCGAAATGTCTTATTATAATATAACGTCGAAATGTCATAGCAAATATACGATGCTGTTTATCGAGAACTTCCTACAAATCCTGAAAGACTACGAGATGGAGGACGAACGCATCGAAAATGCGAAGAGGCACTTTAAATATCTCTATGAGAAAACGAAGTTCCCAAATCTAACCTCTTCTACGGACGATTACAAGACGCAAATCTTGTTTCACAAGGATATCCTAACAAACAAAGAAATCTACGAAAAGACGCTATCGATTCCGTCAAGCCGAATAAAAGAATATTACAAGAACGTATTCGTAAAAGACATCTTGGCGAAGCACGTCCTCTTTTATTATTCCAATAAGAATATCAACAAATCCATCCATTCCTTATATACAAAGCAGATGCCAAGTGCCGAATGTAAGACGCATTATATTCCTTAAATAATAAAAACAATAAAAACTGATAAATTATGATTGCTTACAAAAACCGAGACCAAGTTGGAAAGAAACCTTTATGTCAAATATACGGACATTAGAGTTATAGGTATTCGCTCGGTATATAAGAATTGCTGATTTGCCGATGTCCTATCTTGAATCTTCCAGAAAACATAAAGTTATGTTTGAATGAATCGCTGTTTATATAGGAAACTATGTTCTTTATAGAACATTCTTTTTTTGGCATAAGCATTATTAAGCCGCCTCCAAAGTAATTTACAGTGCCTATGAATGCCACGTTTGGCTTTCGTGTTATATTATGAATGTAAATACACTCTTTGCCGAGATTGGCACGTATCGACGTTATATTTCTCGGACATCCCCATTCAAACCAATTGTTCTCGTTAAACTTTCGAATCCTTCGTTCTGACAACTCCTTTTTATGGTGTAATAAATGTTTATTAATTTTCTCATCATCGCAAGGGAATGTTTCGATGTAAATATATGTATCAACTTTGTCCTCGCCATTTACGAGTTTCATATTACCAAGTTCTTCGTGTTTATAAACATCTTCTTTACCACTAACAAGACCAACATAAATATCAAAATAATCTTGAAACATAAAACGGTTGTCGCGTTCTTCTTCGCAAAAAGTAATTAGCCCATCGCTATTGGTAATGTAAAGGGGTTGATTGTTATACAGTAGCCTTTTTTCGATTAAACTATTTTTACAATATCGAAATACGATAACATCAATCGAGGCATTCTCGAACATTTTTTCATTATGAGGATGGTATATATGAGTGAAAGTTCCATTTGTCATCATACGATTCAATAACTTTGAGGCACTTGTTAATTTAAGAAAATCAGATGGGACAATAAATATCAACTCACCATTATCATCCAATAAATTATAACATTTTTCGGTAAAATCTATATACAGGTTTCCTTTTTTCGTTCTAACATAAGGCGGGTTTCCAACTATCGTTTTGTAGGTTTTTGTAATCGTTTGTTTCATAAAATCACAATACACAACCTTATCTTTTTGTATTTTATCTAATACTTTTATATGTATATCAATCTCATACATATCGAATGTTATACTTGGTATTTTATCGGTTATATATGTGATTAAATCTCCTTGTCCCATAGATGGTTCTAAAATATTAGATGGGTTATTTAAGATAAACCCAAATACCTTTTCTTTGAGTTCATTATGAGTTGTAAAATATTGCCCTAAATTATTCGTTGTCATCGTTGGTTCTACGTCTTTGGAAATACATAAATCATTTTTTTCATTAACCATTTTTTAGTAATAGTTATAGGATATATATATATTTAATATCTATATCTATATGCTAAGTAATTAGTAATACTCGGGAATGCGAAACGTTGCTTCGAGTATCCGCAGGGGGGAGTCTTGGTATCAATATGGTATATTCTAAAAGGATTTAGAGAATATAAAAACTGATTTAGAAAATAGATAGAGTTGCTAAGCACACATATATAATATGAATAAACGGTTGTTAGGGCAATTTTATACGACGAACTATGCGTATATTTTACAGAATATGCGGATACCCGAGGGTATTCATAGTATCATTGAACCGTTTGCGGGTAATGGCGATTTATTGAACTTTATCGAGAAAGACAACTACAATATCGAGTGTTATGATATAGAGCCTAAGAAGGACTTTATTGTTAGAAGAGATACCTTGCTATATCCGCCTAACTTTGACGACGCTTTTGTAATTACGAACCCTCCTTACTTGGCACGGAATAAGTCGAGCGATAAAAGCGTATTCGATAAATACAATACGAATGATTTATACAAGTGCTTTTTACAAATCTTAATCGGTTCGCGTTGCGTTGGAGGTATCCTTATATTACCTCTCAATTTTCTTTGTTCAATACGCAAAGGTGATATAGAGATACGCGAAAGGTTTGTAAATAAATATGATATCACCGTTTGTAATATATTCGAAGAGCAAGTATTCAAGGATACAAGTTATTCAATATGTAGTTTCCAATTTCGAGCGAAGCAAACGGGGGACGGCGAAGACGGCGTTAGCAGCGTAAGTGGCGTTAGCAGCGTAAGCGAATGCCATATATATCCTGAGAATAAAATTATACATTTCACCTTGTGTTCTGAGAATAACTATACGATTGGAGGGGAGATATATAATCTTCGAAAAAATACCAAATATAAGATAGATAGGGCTACAAAACTAACAAAAAATACTGAGGACTTTACAAATATATTAGTAAAATGTATCGATGACAATATACATAGCAAGATAGGCGTGTCCGTAGTGGATGATTTAACAAAAGAAAAATATATAGACAGGACACCTAATCTTACGGCGAGGTCTTATGCTATCTTAGTCATCGAACCTAAAATAACCCTCGAAGAACAGAGCGAACTCGTAGATAAGTTTAATACATATATGACTACGTATAGAGATAAATATAACTCGCTATTTCTAACAAATTATAGAGAAAGCAATACGATTGCCAGAAAGCGAATATCCTTCGGACTTGTCTATGACATTTGCGGAGAGTTGCTACCGTCGCCTTCATAATATTTATCGATTATAAAGTCTAAAAGATTATAGAAATAGTTAAGAGCCTTCTATAACCTTTCGAAGTTCTCTAACAATATCCTGAGATGCTCGACGCCGCTTCGCATCGGCTTACTTTTTTAGAGAAAATAAAGCATATTCTTATTACCATTCTGATACCAAAAGATTACTATAAATAACCTAAAAGTCGGCAGATACGCTACGAAGTAGCGGTGTTTAGCATCACAAGTATTACTAAGCATATACTTTGGGATGTTATATTTCTTTTTATAAAGTCTAAAAGTTTTTATAAAGTCTAAAAGTTTTTGGAAAGTTATAAAGTTTAATAAAAAGATATCTATATATACAACTTCGCCGCTTCGCTTCTGCTAACTTTTGAGTATCAGCAGGGGGTAGCCTTGCTATCACTATGGTAATAAGTATAGGTAATAAGCATATACTTTGAGATGTTAGATTTCTTTTTCTTTTTTTATAAAGTTTAAAAGATTTAGAAAATAGTTAAGAACCTTTCGAAGTTCTCTAACAATTCCTGAGATGTTCGAACTTCGCCCGTATTACATAAAATCTTTTAATTATCTTATCTTATTAGATTAGGAAACACTATACACATAAAAAATGGATTCGGCGTTTTTTTACATCTATTTATTCTTGATATTTACGATAACGCTAACTTTCACGCTCATACGATGCGTCTTTAATATACACGATATCGACCTCTTTTTTTATCCAAATAACAAGAATAACATTCTTGAAAATAAGATATATTTGATATCGCATATCGCCGTCAATTTCTTGCTCGGGTTCATCTTCGGGTTCGATATCATACTTGGGATGTTCGTTAAAATCATAATATTCGAAGTATATCTACACATAACCGAGCATTGCGACGTATTCTATCTGTCAAACTCCTCCAACCTATTTGTCATCATCTTAATATCATTAGTGAGTTATACGTTCGGAAGTATCCTTAACACGGCTCTCGTTAAAAAATAAAAAATAGATACATATAGATATAGATATAGACATTATCGCTGCTACGTCGCTCCTTATGCCTTCATTTTTTCACTGATTATTTTATTAATCTTTTCAGAACATTTCTTGAAATTAACTGCGTTTCGTATCGGGCATCGAAACTCAAACTCTTCGCCATTCGCAACCCATTCTGTCCTTGCCGTTTCCAGTTGCGTCTCAAAGTATTTAAATAAACAGGTAGCGTGGTGGGTCGAACATATTTTGTTGGTTTTCGTAGAATTGTCCGTAAATATCTTGATAACCTTCTCATTTTTATTAATACAACTAAGACAGATACAGCACGTTTCCTTATCATTCGTCTCTTTGTAATTTTCAAGCGAGAACGGAAGATTCGTGATTTCCCATTGAAACTTGCGAACCACCATATTGTGAATACGCTCAAACGCAACCTTATTATACTCATAACTGCCACACGCAAAGTCGTCGCTACTACGCATACAAAACTGCGTTTTAAACTCTACGACATCCGCCATTATTTTCATCGACATCTTCTGTTTATTCAAAATACTCATCTGGTCTATGCTTGTCCCCGTGTTGTTTGACATCACTATCCCTTGCTTATTCATAATAAACACATTCGACAGCATATCCGTCTTGTAAAAGGGCGGTTGTATTTTCGCGTTTTGTGGGATTATAATGTCAAACTCAAAAGACAACTCGACGCCACTATGCACGTAAGGGATTCTCCCGACAATCACCTTGAAAATCAGTTTATTATGTATCTTAATCGGTATTCTGTTATAGCAGTCTTCGTTCCTTATACCTTCGTTCCTTGTCATTTTGGAAGACAACATATTATTCCCCAGTCCCATCTCGTCGTCAAACGCCTTTCGCAAGGCAATAATAAACGTATTCATAGACTCCTCGCTATACATACAAATATCCATATCTTTCGAAACAATCGCACGTGCCGCCGTGTCAGGCTGATACGTCTTATTCCAGAACTGATGGATGTTGTGCATGTTGCATCGATTACGATTATTGTATATCGTCTTGTAGTGGTCGCTAATAATCGTATCCCTCACATACCCGCCAAAGATAACTCCATTATACTCAAATACCTTATTCTTGATTTTTTCAAGCAAGATATACTTGATACGGTCGGGCGTAAAGTTAATCTTCACAAACTCCATTCTCTTCGCGGATGCTTCGCAGATGCTTCGCAGATGCTTCGCTTATTCACGGTTTCGCGTCTCAGACTGCTTCGCAGATGCTTCGGTTCTTCGGTTCTTACCATACGTATCAAAGTGGAATAATCAATTTTTATAATTATCATAAAAATAAAATATAGATATCGAAGATATCGAGATATCCTTATATCATTTTATGCGATGTCATTCTCGATTTTAGCACGTGAATACGCATACATCACCTTTTCTGCTGTATCAATCGGTAGTATATAGTCTTTTGCCCCATAAAACTCGGGGTTCTTACGAGACTCACGATTCACCAAGGTTCGCAATGCGAGTAAATCGTGAAGTTCGTATTGAATACGGAAGGAGTTGTTGGTATTGTCGGTAAATATAAAATACACAGACGGCTTTATCTTGTTGATGCCATCAGGCATATAGAAACTATTCGGGTATTTAAAGGAAATGTCAAAGACACCCGAAGCATCGACTTTGTGAATATTTGGAGTATTCTCGAACGCAATCTCATAATTCGGGAAAGGAAGCCCAGAACCCGAGTAATTACTCATTCTATCGATGGGGTTCGGAGCAATCACTATAATCTCATTGAACAACGCATTGTTTTTCACTGTGCCAGTCAGTTGTAATCGCGAATAATCGTGATTGAACGTTATACCAAACCCCGTATATTCATCATCAAATAGCATTCTATGTTATATCTTCTATATTGTAGAAAGAGAATAAAAAAGAAGGTAATTTATATATCTTCGCAGTCTGCTTCCGCTTCGCTGTCTTCGTCTTCGCTATTAAATACAAAGACGTCGCCACCGTTGCCGTCGTCGTTTGCCGCTTCTTCGACAGGATGTTGCGAATCGTCAAATAGTATGTTATCCGCGTCATTCGCAAGACACGCCGTGCCACCCGCTCCGCTCGTGCCGCTCGTGCCTACCTTGTTATACGCGTTAATGAGCGTATCCGAAATCTCATTGTTCGAAATGAGGACTTTACATTGTTCCGCATTGTATTTATGGACGATATCGACCTTGTTCGTTTGAAACTCTCGCATCGATACTGCGACTATATCGCCCGTTTCAATCAATACGCGTTTATTAAAACGTCGCATAGACCCGCGAATCACCCCAATTGCCTCCGTGCCATTGTCGCATAATACGAGAACACGGCAATTCCCTAATACCTTCATCACGTATGCGAATACCTCGTATTCCTTGTCAATCGCATAGTTGTTGTTCGCGACCTTGTTAAAATTACTACTTTTCTTTTTGTTTCGAATGCTTGTCTGATACATTCAAAAAAATCGCAATGTATATGTATATCTGTTATTAGTCTTATATTATTTATTATCAAATGTATATTTCTCCTTCGACCGAAGGTAGGTGTTCCGCTTATACCGATTATAAATGTTGCTCTTGTATTCGTCACACGATATGATACCTTTATTGCTATCCGTAGATGTCTCGTTGTTGTAAAGCGGAAGCGGTATTCTTGAATGCGGTAGCGGTATTCTTAAATCTGGGGTGCTATTGCTTCGCATCAGGTTTGGTTTGCGAACTTCGACTGAATGAGTGATGGAGAAGATGCCGAAGCCCGTGAAACCTGTGAAGCCCACGAAGCCTGTAAGGAACGTAATCATTTTCATTTTAATAGTTTGTGTTCTCTTTTATTTATATGGTAGTCTAATCATTTTTTATTTCTACAACAATCTTCTTAGTATAGTGTTTGCTCTACCTAATAATTTTTCAAGTTCTTCTACTTTTTCGTTTATGCTTTTTACTATGATTGTTTGTCTTTTGTCGATATGAAGCGGTAAGGAGTTTATGTTTTCTCGTGTAAGTATAATTTTTGCTTCCTTTTGTGTTCGTTCTATTTCATCTAATATATCTTTCAAATTAGTTAAATCCTTTGATATATTGAAGTCGTATTTTCTCTTAGCATTATCTTCTTCAATTTTGGTTAAATCGCGTTTAATCTTTTTTACTCTCTCATTTAAAATTTGAAGTTTCTTTTTCTCTTCTGCTACCACAAATAATTCTATATATTTTATACTTAATAAATCAGTTATTTTAGTTTTATGTTTTATATACAACTTATCATTATCAATAATACTACTTATTTCTGTAAGAGTATTTATGTCTGTCGTTTCTAATATATTTCTTGCTTTTTCGTGTTGGCTTTTTGAAATTATATCATCAGGATTTGACGTTTCTATTAATTTTGCTAATTGGTCTGCTATATTTTTTGGTTTATCTTCATTTAAACTTAAAATAGTTTTTGGTGATGTTCGAGTCTTCGCTTTTGGTGGTAATGTTCGAAAAAATGTTTCAAAAACTTTACTAAAACTATCTTTTAAACTTAAAATAGTTTTTGGTGATGTTCGAGTCTTCGCTTTTGGTGGTGATGTTCGAGTCTTCGCTTTTGGTGGTGATGTTCGAGTCTTCGCTTTTGGTGGTGATGTTCGAGTCTTCGCTATACGAAAAAATGTTTCAACCGTTCTTGGATTCACGTGTGTAGAAGTCATTCCTATTCTTACTTATATTTTATTATTCATATATTATATAGTGATGACAAAAACGGGAACGAGCATCTGTTCGCGTATTCTAACGCCGAAGCAAGTGGGACCGATTTGCTGGTTTATGGCTGCGTTCGTAGCGATGTTTTATAGCCAACGTAGCAGAAGATTGTTATTGAATGCTTCGTCGAGTTGGAATAGAAAGAAGGATTTATTTACTTTATTAAAACAGGTATTGGATGACAAATACTTGAAGACCGCGAGTAGAGAAAGCGACGACTACAAGATGTTTAGCGACAATACCTTCACTATGATATTAGATTTATTATATAAAGAGAATAGCAACGCGTTCCCTTATAACCCGAAGACTATTATAGGCGGATTCAACTCAGAATACTACATTGGTAAATTATATAAATTGTTAAACATCGATTACAAGATATTTGATTATAATAAAAAAGACGACCATTTGTTTTACTCCTACTTGAACGAGGAGTTTGATAGTATGGAATATAGTATTGTTCGAAGAAATATTAGAACACGTATCCGCGGGGACAGACAGTTTAAATACGCGGATGGAAATATGGTAGCACCAGAAGTATTAATGGTTATCGCTCACGATAATAAGGCTTTTACAAAGTTATACAATAATTTCTTCCCAAATACGATAATACACGATGGCGACACGAAGAAGAATCTAAAATCGTTGCGTGAAAAAATATATTATCGCGGTGCTGAGTATAACTTGGATTCCGTTATCTTAGAAAACTGGGATAGAAAGAAAGGCGGACACGCAATCGCTGGTATCACCTGTAAAAAGAACAAGTATGTCTATAACGGATGGACGAGGACGAGTATGGACCCGCAGATGGCGAATATAGCGATAACTCGAAATATACCTTGCGAACTTATGGCTTATGATTGGAACATTAAAAAACACGATGACTTTTGTTTAAATACCAGAACGTGTATTCCTGATATATTAAAAACAAAAGAAGACATAAAGAAAACCCGCTTGTGTTTCAATTTTAGCAAAGGGCGACGCATATTAGTCTATGTCCGCAAGGATGCCGCCGTGAATACTTCGAACGAAAGAGGGGTTTCTAAATCTATTCCTCGTCCTCGTTCTGAATCGCCTATTAAGAAACCCGTGAAACCAGCGAAACCCGTGAAACCAGCGAAGGCGAAACCGAAGGCAGCGAAGAAGTCGTGTCCAGAAGGCAAAGTGCGAAACCCAGAAACTGGAAGGTGTATCTTGATAAAGAACGCGAAAGCGGCGAAAGCCGCGAAAGCGAAAGCGGCGAAAGCGGCGGTAAAGAAGTCGTGTCCAGAAGGCAAAGTGCGAAACCCAGAAACTGGAAGGTGTATC